TATTGACGTTGTGCGCCAGTAAATCCGGCTGCTCGCCGCGCATCTTGTCGTAATATTTCGCCGGGATGCCAAGCGAGGCGCCAAGCTGACGGTGGAACAGACCGCTCATGCCGAACGGCTCCACCTCGCGCATCCCGCTGTCCAGCGGACGGCACAGGCTGAATAATTCCGCGCCGTCCTCCATTTGCATCGCATCGGTCGAGACGATAAAGTCGCGCTTGGATTTTGCCTGACGGTCGAGTTCCGCCGCCATATCCTGTAATGTTCTTCCTGTTTTCATTCGGAATCCCCCTCGTTTTCGTCTTTCTCCGTTTCAGCAAGTACGCATTTCCGCTTTTCCGGACGGTCGCACCAGCCGTCTACGCCCCACATACAGTCCATTGTGTATTCGCAGTCCTCGCCACGTTTCGGATATTTATCCATTATTTTCCTCCCGTTCTATATCCCATACAGCTGGTACTTCGTGCCTTTGCTGTACACATTTTCGATTTGCCGCGCATACTTCTTTTTACTCTGTTCGGAACAAGAATTACCGTCCCGTATAATTTCCACAGGCTTTTTTACCGACAACTTTTTCACGAGCCGTTTGCGGTCATACCGCCCACGATATGCGTTAATGAAAATGGCAAGGCCACCGATAATTTCGCCCCGTAACCCATCTTCATCCAACCCCCACGTTTCCACGATGATGCGTAACATATCTTGGTAGAGGTCATCGCCCAGCATTTCCCACGCCCGGAGAGCCTCCCGGACACAACGGATTTTTCCTTCGCCGCCAGCCCTTGTGAAATCCATAACCAACCCGGCAATATTGGAGCAGTTATAAAATTCCGTGGCTTTTGGGTCTTTGCTTTTAAACTCGGCTATCAGTTTCTCTCCCAGCGGCACATCCCTTGCGATGCCGTTCTGTTTGGCAAACAACTTACATTCGAGGTCGTACCGTTCGCTGTCGGTTAATCCGGCGAATTCATAAATCCGGCACTGTACCATTACAGGCTTGTTTCCGTTCCGGCGTTCAAGCGCGGCGCGTGTGTGCTGTCCGTCAAAAATGTATAATGTGCCGTTTTTCCGGCGTGAGCATTTGATATAATTCACTAAGTCCGGGTCAAACTCTTGGACTATCCGGTTCACCCGCGAACCGCACAGTTTGCGCTGATAGTCGTCAATGTGCAGTTCGGATGACAGAATTTGCCTTGTTTCCGTTTTGGTGTTATGCTTTTTCATAACTAAAGAACCCCTTTCAAATTTGCGAGAGCCGCTATCACATCATCCAGCGCGGCAATCGCTATTTTTTTATTTTCCGTTTTTTCCCACAGCCATGAATAATGGGCTGTGACGATTGATTCCGCTAATTCAACGTAGGTATCAGCGTTGGCTTTAAATTCCAGTTGGAAGTTTTCAATGGAATATTGAGCCTTCGTGCTTTCGGATATAACGATATCCTGCCGGACACGGACACCGCCGCGCTGTTCGCGTTTCTGTGCCGTGCGCTTTTTGTTATAACAATCCAAACAAGTATTATCGTGGCAGCGGGAGGCGGGTTTTTCTTCACCGCACACCCGGCACGTTTTTGTTCCCGGTTGCATTTCACGGTAAACCGTGTTAACCGTTTTTTCGCCGGAGCGTACAGAAAAGATTTGTTCCGGCGTTCCTTCTTCCATGATGGCTTTTGCTTTCCGGTACTTATCCTCGGAAATGTCAGCGAGTTTGGCTATCTGACTGCGGGTTTTTCCCCGAGGTGATGATTTCGTCACCTCGGTATTTCCCGCATTCTGCTTCAAATTTGCCAGACTGTTTTTCTTTGCCTTTTCCGCAAGTAGCGGGTCCATCATTTCTGCCAGTTGAATCTTGGTGATGATGTCAAGGTTGCGCCGCCCAAGCTGATTTTGGAGAATCCATATCTTGGCTTCGTTTTCATCAGCAAACTCCATTTCCGAATATTCCAGCGCATTTTCGATACCGAGTTTTTTGGCGATTTCATAACGGTTATGTCCGTCCAAAAGAGTGCCGTTCCAAACGGTAAGTTTGTCACGGACACCTTCCGTCCGGATTTTTTGTTCCAACAATTGGTACTCCTCCTCCGTTAAAGGGCGAATTAATTCTTTGAACGCCGGATTAATTTTTATTTCCATCACACGGTCTCCTAATCCTTTTGATAGAATTCGCACTCGAACCCTTCAACCCGTAACTCCAGCCCCGCCGCCCAAGACGGCATCCGGCTCATTTGCTGGCATACCTCTTCCAATGACATATTTGGGCTTGCTTCCAGCACAATTTCGTCATGAATGTGTGCGATAATTTCGCAATTCCGGAGGGTTTGCAAGGAGTACGCCAAGAAGTCACGGCTTAACCCCTGTACAATGTTTTCCACGATTTTCGCGCCGTAAGTTTGGATACGCGCCCATTTCTTGGCATCGTTGACACCCATATAGGTCACACAGTCATTGTCATATTTGTTCACGCCGATTTGCGGCTTCACATAGGCAAGCCGTCTGCCGGAGGGAAGGGTAATAAACAACATTCCGCTCTGGCAGTTGAATGTAATACCGTGGGTCTTGGTAACCGTCCTGTCGGAAACCGCCTCGATTGCTGCGTTCCCAACGGCGTACCAAAACTGTACGATTCTTGGGTTTGCCGACCGCCATGCGTTTACCAGCGGCTGGAGTTCATCTTCAATCAACCCTTGTTCCAACGCACCCATTGAAATCATCGCGCCTACCGAGCCGCCGTACCCACACGCCAATGTCGCTACTTTAGCTTTCTGGCGAAGGGGAGATTTTTTATCAACCGAGCCTGACCGTTGTTTGAACATAATCTCAGCGTTTTTGATATATAAATCTTGTTTAGCGCGGTAGGCATCCAGCACCCGTGTTTCTTTGGATAACCACGCCAAAACAATCGCTTCGATACTGGAGAAGTCCGCCACAATCAGCTTGCACCCGGCTTTGGGTATAAACGCTGTGCGGATAAGTTGTGACAATACATCCGGCACGGAAGGGTAGAGCATTTCCAAGGCTTCATAATTCTGGTTTTTTACCAATTCCCGCGCCATACCCAGCGTTTTGATACTGTTCCGTGGAAGGTTCTGTAGCTGGACTAACCGCCCAGCCCAACGGCCTGTACGGTTCGCGCCGTAAAACTGGAATGCACCCCGGAAGCGTCCATCAGCGCAGACGCTTTTTTGCATGGCTTGATATTTTTTTACTGACGTTTTTGCCAACTGTTGACGGAGCGTCAGTACATCACGCACAACCCCCGGTGGCTCGGTTTTCAACTTTTCCGCGACAGCTTCTTTTTCCAGTGAGGCCATTTCAGCATCGTTATCAACAAACCATCCTTTTAACTGTTCCACGGAGTTTGGGTTTGCCAGCCCGGTCAACGCGCCCATGTTCGCCAACAATGCAGAGTTGGAAAGTTTATCAATGGCGATGGCACTCTCCACCAGCGTTAAATCCAAGGACAGCCCTCTGTCGTTTATTTCTTGGTCTAACTGGTATTCACCCCAAATGCTGTCCGGTACGGGAAACTTGGCAAGCCGCGCTTGGATTGACGCTTCCACTTCAACATCGCGGACGTTGTAAGCCTTGAATTCATCCCATTTTTCCGGCGCGTGTTCGGGAAGGTTGCGCGTCCGGCCGCCGTTTACCTTTGTTGGTTTACATGGCTTGCAGAAATAACGGATTAAATCCGTACCGCCAGCCATTTTTTGTTTATCCAAGTCCAGCACTGAGCCGGCCGCATCCAGCGCGAGAGGCATTCCCATATAAGCCGCCCATACCATTGTGCATTTCCAGTTTTCCGGTTTAAGGTACTTCACACCCAAATAACGGGACAGGCAGATTCTTTCAAACATGGCGTTATGCGCCCATTTTTCTACGTTATGGTCTGTCAGCGCATCGAGTATTTCCGGCGGGATTACTTCACCCGCCATAAGGTCAACTACCGACACCCCGCCGCCGTCTATGCTGTAAGCGAATAACATAATTTCGAAGTCCGGTGATTCTGCGTACCGATACAAACCGGATTTTTTAAGGTCAACGGACGAATATGTTTCCAAGTCAAAATGCAAATATTTCATACATACCACCTCGGTAACTCCCGCTCGACAAGGTCAAAAATAAAATCGCGTCCTTTTGCCGTCCACATCAGCAATGGCATTTCATTCCCGTTATCCAGTCGTACCAGCTTTGGAATGGCGATATTTTCGCGGATATATTCGGTATAGAGTCTCCATGTTTGAGAGCCGCTGGGTTTGTACTGCACACGGCAATCATGTAGAAAGCGGTTAAGTGTTACAGCGGTTGTTCCCAGTTGTGCGGCAATTTCTCCGATTTTGTAAAGTTCCACTGTAGAGGTTTGCCCCTCATACTTGTTGGCGGTCAATTGCAATACTTGGTTTTGGGCTTCCAAGGCTTCCCGTTCTTCTTCTTTGGCAACAAGTGCCAGCAATGCCTCTTTATAATTTCTTGGCGCAAGCCGCCGCTCCATTTCGCTAAACGCCGCAATGTACGCCTTTTTGAAACTCATTGCCCTTTCGCCTGTATATCCCATAACCAAAAGCACAAAACCATCGCGGGTAAGGAGATACCTGAATCCGTGAAACTCAACGCGGCACCAGTGCCATAAATAGCCTATATTTAAGCATTAGGACAATTATTATTGCAAATTTCATTTTCACC